TGTGTTGGGAAAATATCGTAGAAATGATACTTTCTCAAGGTGTCGCCGCTACGATCTAACTGATAAACGTAAGCGTCTGCCTGGTAATCTGCTGGGTTAGTTGTTCCAGTGTTATCAGATACACGGTTGATTGTATTCATCCACTTTTCAAAAGCAGAACGAATAGCAAAGTCGGTATCGTTGATAACGGTGATTGACCAGGTATCGAATGTGCGGTCGCCAGCAATTTTCAGAAGTCTTCCTCTGAAAGGAACTTCGATTGGTGCGACGTTTGAAGCAGGTAAGTTTGCTGCTTTGACAAGAAAACGTGCTTTCTGAAGGATATCATTTAATCCTTCTACACTCACCGCACTTGGAAATGCGAGTTCGACTTCAAACAGATTAGAGCGAGCACCACCACCCGACAGCTTGCTCTTGAAGTCCGTAATCTTTCTTAGTGGTGGTGGATTGAGTTGATTTCTAGTTGCCATTTTAGGTTAAACCTCTAAGATTTTGGATTGATCAAACGTTACCGATGACTTCTTCAAACGAAACGCCAGTTCTGGTAGCAACAAAGGTCAGACCGATGAAGTTGATAGAACGGGTTGGTTTGACGAAGATGTCAGCGACAAATTCATTGTTGTCGATAACTGCAGCAGTGTTATTTGTTTCATCACAAATAACAACATAGTCAAAGATGCCTCTCTTAGACTGAACGTCGCGGAGGAATGGTTCGACAATGTTCACAAAGTTAGTTCTTGTGATTTCATCGTTGAACTCAAACAGTTGATCTTTAGCAGCGGCAGAGATTGCGTCTTCCAGATAGATGAAGAGACGACGGACGTTGATTCTGTCGAATGCAGATGCCTTACCAAATCCAGTTCTATCACCGAACAGGACAATGCCGTCGCCAGGTGAGAAGATTACAGGGTTGATTCTATTAGAATAGAGTTCGTCTCTCTGAATCTGATTTGGATTGTATGCAAGTTTGACTGCATTGAGGATTGTTCCTCTTGAAGTTCCAGCAGGTGAGAACCAGGGGAACTGATTGATATCGTTTCTAGCACAGCATCCTGCGATATCACCATTCAGAGGAATGTATCTGAAGGTGTCGCTGAAGCGATCGTACATATACTTGTAACCACTATCGAAGATAGCGTAAGTAGATGATGTAATAGGACCGTAGAACTCAAGAACGTTATCAGTGATTGCATTATCTGCATAGACGGTGACTGTTCCTACAGTTCCGTCCGAAAGGAATGCACTTCTGTATGGTGAGATGAATGCAATAGCATCTTTTCTAACTTCAGCAACTTGAATAACCTTGTTAGCAAGTGCTTGAGCAGTTGATAAGGCATAGTTGCCCGATCCCATCATCAAGAAATCAACTTCATACTTTTCAGTATTTGAGAAGAGTTCATAACCAGAAGAGAGTTTTCCGAGAGTTGAAGTGAGAGCACCTGATGCGGTCAGATCTGTTCCGTCATCATAGTTCTTACCACCATCTAAGGCATAACTGTTAGAACCAGATGCACCAAAGACAATGTTTTCTGCATTTTGATCCCATCCAGTATCTGTTGCATAAGCAAAAGTGGAAGAGGATGTAAATCCAGTTGTTACGATTCCAGCAGGAGCAGAACCACCATAGGTGTATTCAGAAGCATTATAGAGATACTTTCTCCAGTATGCTGTGCTTCCTACAGAGTATTCAGCGTCTTTTGCTTTGGACAGACTGACGTGCTTCTCAAGGATAGTTCCAGCATTTCCTGTAACTTCACCTTTACCATCAACTACAACAACGTGGAGTTCATCAAATCTTGCGTTTCTATCTGCAGCAAACTCAGATGTTCCTGGTCTATCAACGATTGTGTTCCAATTAATGGTAGATCCTGCACCAGTCAGAGTCAGAGTCTGTTGATCGAACCAGTCTTTGCGACCGCTGAAGGTTGTCGAACCCATAGCAGTTGCAGATCCACTTGTGGGGTGGAAGAACAATGATCCAGAAGCAGCAAATCTATAAACACCTGATGCTTGATAATCAACCGTTGTTACCGTGCTTCCAGATGAAACGTGGGAGATAACTTTAACTGAAATGTCTCCACCGCTCAGTTCTTCTGTGACGATACCTTTAAGATATCCATCAAGAGTAGAAGTTTCTCCAGCGCCAGGCAGGGTTGCAGAGAACGCTTGGGTAACACCCATACCTGCTCTGATTGATCCAATACCTGCGGCATCTGCTGTAGCGATACCAGACAAAATTTGGTCTGCTTTAGCGTCGATTGTGCAAACTCTAAGACCGTTTGCCCAAGAACCTGGATTTCTTGCGGCGAAGGTTACATCAGTAATTGTATTGTTATCATAACCAAGTTGCTCATAATGCTCATCAGACTTGATCTTAATGCTGGAAGCTGCTCCAACAAAAGAGTTAGTCAGTTGATCATCGTCTGCTCTAACGACCTGCAGACTTCCACCATATGCGAGGAACGAGGATGCTACCATCCAAGATTCGTACTGTTTTCCTGTCTCGTATGGTTCACCAAAAACTTTGAGAAGATCTGCTTCACTCGTGACGAGATATGGCGAATCAACTGGTCCTTGGGCGAAAGGTGCAACTATCGCACCGATAGCAGCTGAGGTTGCATCAACTCTTCCAATCGTAAGATCTACTTCTCTTACTACAATTCCAGGAGATGCTAAATTTAGTGGCATCTTTCTGTTCTCCTATTCCAGAATATTTCTGAAACTATTTAGAATAAGGGGTATTTTCAATGGGAAAACAATGCGAAAACATTACCAATCTGGGTACTCCCAATGCATTGGAGGCGTCTTCTTTCTGTTTCTTATCGTTCTTTCCTTCATACACTCTTTACATTCATAAGAATATGATGATGGTAAAGATCCTTTATTCTTTCTTGTTTGATAATAATCTTCTAAAAGGTTCTTGACTTCTCCACAGGTTTTACATCTTCTATCAAGAAATAGTAGATGTTCTAAATCAACCTGCTTATCAAAGTCCATTACCGATATTCCCACATATAGGAACGATCGCCATATTCATCAACGTGCCATCTATCACCATCATTATCAACAAATGACGTATCTCCTAAACCATCATCCAAGAATCCAAATGGAGCCATATCCTGTTCGATCTGATTCTTCTGCTCTTCATAGATCCTCTTACGAACATCATTGTCCGTCATCTCTTTGAAATAATCTTGTGCGACTAACCAAGCAAAGATAACAAGACACATTGCTAAGTCATCATTACATCCTTCTTCTGCTTCAAATGAGTTGTGCTTTTGAGCAAATGTGGTTAGTTCAGAAATAATCTCATAATCAAGTGTAAGTAACTTATAATCCTCAATCATTGTCTTGAGGTTTGAACAACCCAGTTTCTTAACCTGTGCAGTTGTCCTTACACCCATCTGTGATTTCTTACCAGAGAAACCGTGACCAACAACTTGACCAGCACGACCTCTCATTGCCGCCATCAACATATTATCGTATTCCAAATCATAATGGAGAATGTTTGCTACCTGTTCTCCAATATCATTTACTTCTACTAATACCCAAGCGTTATTATATCCTTTTGCCGTTTGTTGTATGATATTTGGGAATAACATTGGTTTTACCTCGTTATTCCTATATTTTGCTACTACTTTATAGGGAAACTCTGTAATATCAAACACAATAAATGCAGAGTAATCATTTCCCAACCCGCGAGCAACATCAACAGTGAGAAGATAATTATGTTCCGCTTTATATTCTTCATAGACATCCAATCCAGCATTTCTTTTGATAGGATCTTCATATACTAAATTTTTCAAGATTGCGGGATTGATCAGAGTATTAACTGATCCAAGGAACTCACACTCAAACTCAACTTTGAACTGTTGTTCTGAAGTGTTAGCAATAGTTTGTTCTTTCCAAACATCATCTCTGCCTGGAACTTCTGACCAATGAACGTCAGTAGGGATATATTCATTCTTGTGCTTTTCCGCATCGTGCCACATACGGTAGAAGTGATTCATACCGTGTGGTGTAGATACGATGATTACTTTGGTGTTTTTACCAGAAGTAATAGTAGGATAAACAGATGCAAAGAAGGAATCAGCGACGTGATTTGGGACGAACGCGAACTCGTCGAGAAAGAGGATGTTAAACGACATACCTCGGACAGCACTTGCAGACGTAGATGCTGCCAATATCTTACTGCCATTCTCTAGCTCCATCGAACCTTTATTCCAGGATAGTATACCCTGTTGCATCCATTTAGGCAAGTTCTCATATGCAGTCTGCAATCTGCTTAACAATTCTCTAGCAGTTGCTGCTTTGTTAGCAAGAATACCGATATTTACACTATCATTGAAAACTGCATAATGCAGCAAATAAGATACCACAGTCGTAGACTTACCAGTCTGACGAGGCATCTTACAGATGTTGAATCTATTATTATGGAAATTATTGATTAACTTTTCTTGAAAGTGATAGGGGTGAAACTGTGTTAGACCCTCATCAAGAGAAACGATTTTAATGTAGTTCTTAGCAAAATATACGGGATCTTCTTTACACTTGAGGAACTCAATGATTTGATCCTCTGTAAATTCAATCTCCGTGTTTGCTTTTTTTAGATTAGGATTACCAAGATAAACTTCACTCATAAACTAATCAACAATTCCAAGCTCTCAATGATTTATTTATTCTTGAGTCTGGATCGTTAGCAGTCTTGGCAGAGGTAAGTTTTTTCTTCATACCTTTCATTCTTGCACAGAATG